AGAAGTCAATCGACGATGCCGTGTCTGCTTTCAAGGCTCAGTGGGAGAAAGACCATCCGTCCGACACGCCTCCCGCAGAGGAAGGCAAGCCTGACATTGCTGCACTTGTTGCGGAGCAGGTCAAGGCTCAGATGGAGGGGCTGACTGGCGAGAACAGCGAGTTCGCAAAGCTCAGTAAGCAGTTCAGCGACTACTTGAAGTTGCAGGCCGAGAAAGACAAGGCCGCAGCCGAGGCAGACGTCCGTTCACAAATCAAGGATTTCCTTATCGGTCGTGGCGTGGAGGAAGATGACTATGCGCTTGAGATCATGCTAGAGAAGCTGGTTATCGGCGATAAGCCCGATGTGGCCGCTTTGAAGGCAAAGGCAGAGAAGGAATATGAGGCTATCTACAAGCGGATGCACAAGGGCGAAAATGCTCAGCCGTTCGCTGGTGGAGGCGGTGGTGGCGGTAATGCCATTGAACAAGAGATTGACGCTTGGGCAAAAAGGCGTGATGGTATTGCAGCAAGTGAAGCCGCAGCCGCAGCCGAACTTGAAAAGCAGATATTCAAATGAGGAATTTATCTGACTGCTGAAGGACTGCAGTATGAAAGACGCGATTTAAAAATAACAGTATTAACACACAAAAACAAAAAAGGACATGATTAAAGGTTATGACCAGACGGTAAAGGCCAGCGGTTCGATGGGCGGTGCGCTCGTCGTGTTCGAGGGTCATCCGTCACTGCTTGTCGGTGGTTTCGACTTTAATATGGCCGACCTTCCCGATGCAAAGGACGTGCTGCCCTGCGGCACTTACCTGAACTGCGACGAGAGTACGCGCATCGCTACTCCCATCATCACTGCGAAGGTTCTCGCCATTGACAGCACCACCGTAACTGTTGAAGACCTTGGTTTCGGTCGTTCAGCCTTCAAGGTTGGTGCTACCGTCGCCGAGTTGGGTGGCAACCTTGCAACTGCCGCCGAGAACTATGCTACCGTTTCCTCTAAGGAGGGTAACGTGCTTACTCTGAGTGCAGCCATAACAGGTCTTGCCGTTGGTGACATCCTCGTAGAGGTTGACGCAACGAGCAAGAAGGTAAAGGCTCTTCCTAACGCCATCCTGCCATACGACAGATGGTATGACGCTGACGCTACCGCAGTACGCTGCGACGGCATGTGGGCTAACGACCGTCCCATCCTTGAGCGTCGTATGCCTGCCTGCAATGATGCAATCAAGGCTGCACTCGCAGCTGCAGGATGTCAGTTCAAGTGGTCGAACCGTAAGTAAGAAAAGGAGGTAGATTATGGCAACTACAAGAGCAACATCAGCCTACAACATGTACGACTATCGTAAGTACATGGACAACGCCGGATTCCGTAAGATTATGGATATGGCTAACCAGAAATACAACACCCCAGGACTCGGTTGGCGTATGCTTGGCGAATGGGACCAGCCCAGCGACAGCAAGATTTGGTCACAGGGTCATCGTACCGTTCCCATCATGGCCCGCGCCTCGCTGCTCTCAGCCCACGGACTGAAGCCGATGCGTAACACCTCTGGCTGGAAGTTCTACACTGGCTCAACACCTAAGTTCGGCCACGGCTATACCTTCGACGAGGATGACATGTTCCTGCTCCGCGACGTGCGTAACAACACTGGCCGCGACATGCAGGACTTGATTTACGACTCGCTGTTCGTAAACGCCCAGCAGATTATCGGTGGTATTCATAACGAGCTGTCTCACATGACCTTCGAGCTTGCCTCTACGGGCGGCATCAACGAGGCCAGCGTGGACGGTGTGAAGTACCAGTTCGCCTTCGACTTTGAGGCTAACCAGTATCAGACTGTTTCGCCTGCTTGGTTCACTGAGGACAGCAGCGGTGTTGTCACGGCACAGGAGACTTCTGGCGGTACTTCTGTGAACGTCATCAAGGACATCCTCGACCTGCAGCGTAAGCTGACTGTCGAGCAGAACCGCGACGTGAATGCTTGGCTTGTGAATATTGATACGCTGTATCAGATTCTCGACCATCCTTCTGTCCTGAAGGCTTACCTTGCCAATAAGGATATTCAGGCAGGCAACCAGGCCGCTTATATCGCAACACGTACCGAACTGGCTCAGTTCATCTACAACCGCGGTGTATGGCCTATCATCCCTGTTGACTTCAAGTCGGTACATGAGGAAGACGGCAAGCCTGTTGCCGATGCTCCTGCCTTCGACCCGCGCTATCTGATTGCGTTCAACCGTGGTGAGCGTATGTTCTCCATCAAGAACACCAATTCGATTTGGAAGGATCGTCAGGCATACGGCGGTATCTCTCAGAGCACCATGTACTCGTTCATCGAGGGACGTATTGCCGCACTGAGCACTTGGCATGAGAACCCGATTCACAACACCGTCGAGTTTGAGTTGTACGCAGGCCCCGTGTTCAACAACATGCGCAACTGGGCACGTGTGAAGCTCTATTCTCACTACGGCGAGTAAAAACCTCTAAAGTGATGTGATTATGAGTTGTGCAGGCAGTGTGTTTACCATCAAGGACTATTTGGAAGGCAAGATAAGGAATATCAGTATTCCCGACAACGCTCTCCGTTCCATTTGTGCGGATGCTGAGGTGAGTCCTGAGACGGCATATAGGAATGCCACGCAGAGGCAGAAAGACCTTGCCTTGGCTTGGCTCTATGTGTGGGTCGCAGGCAGCCCCACGCAGACGGGCGGCTGGACTGAGGAGAGTGCCGACTGGAGGAGTACTGACGGTGGTGAGCGTATGTCTGCCAGCGTACTCAAACAATACCTTGCTATGGCCAACAAAATCTTCGAGGAATACGACTTGCCTTGTGTGGGCGAGGAGTCTTGGGGATTTGTTGGCCGTGGCATCCGTAATCCAAGGAGATACTACTGATGTTAAAGAGACCTGATAACCCGCGCTTCCCTCACAGCTGCCGCATTATCCGTGCGGTTGATGAAGACCCGATGGTTGACGAGAGCGAAAGCAATCTCATCTATGAGGGAAAGTGTCGAGCCTACGAGAAGAACACCACTTCGGACAAAGGAGACGTCCTGAACTCCTTCAGGGGTCTGGCTTTGCCTATAGACAGGAAGGGATGGGTTCGGTATGGCAAGGTTCCACGCGAGGGTGATGAGGTTGTTGTTGACAGGGGCGGTTACACGGAACGCGGACGTGTGGTTGACGTCAATCCCGCGAATTTCGGAGGAACACATTTGATTTGGAAATATGGCAGGCACTAACAAGGCAATCGTAGAGAAGGCTTTCAAGGACTTTGAGAAGCGTATGGATCAGCAGGTATTTGGTCAACTCGACAAATACTGCAGGGACATCCTTCGCAAGGCCGTGTGGGAGCGTCAGCATTTCACTGGCGGTCACAACTTCACGGGAAACCTTGTCAACTCGATTGTTGTCTGCATGTTCCGCAAGTCAACGGGCAAGAAGTACAAGTACTTTGCCTACGACACCATCAAGCTTCCGATACGGCGTGAGCTGTCGGCATTGACATCCCGTGGCAAACGGAGGAAAAACAGGATTATATTCCACCCAGGCAGCAGGTTTGGAAGTCAGGACTGGTCGGGAGAGTGGTCAACGCTCAAGCCCGACAATCTCATTCCTACGGATGAGAGTTGGGGTCAGAACGATGCAGTTCAGTTCGCGAGTATCTGGTACCCTACAAACACAAACCTCGATTTTACTATTTGCGTCGCCTATGCTTCAGAGTATGCGTCCTTCGTAGAGCACGAACGCCACACGACTGGTTACGTCAATACGCTTGACTATGCTGAGCGTATGGCCGTTGAGTATTACGGATTGAAACCCGCAACAAGATAAGGTAATGGCAGAGAAGACAACCATAGCAAAGATGTACGATGACCTCGTCAACGCCTTGGATGGCATTGTCGAGCGCAAGCTTATCTTCACAGGGGGCAGGCCAGACATCAAGGATGCAGACTTGGAGACGATGCCGAAGTATATCGTCGTTGAACTCCCAGCCGCTATTGATGACATGGTTGTCGGGAATCACAAGTTCCACCTGACTACCACTGGAGTCTTCTACCTTATCTCGAAGTCAAAGAAAAACAGGACGTTCAACGTCAATACTCTTTCCGACTTCATCGAGGAGGTGACGGACTTGTTCCCTATCAGCGGGACTCACTTCGCAGCCGTGAATCCAGTCGTTCTCATGCGTGGTATGGATGAGTTTGGGTATCAGCTGGTAACAATCACATTTGATTTACATTCTAAATAATTTAATAACTATAAAAACAGTACGATTATGGCAAATATTGCAGCAAGCGAAACCAATAAATTTGTTGGTATTAGCGCACTCAAAGTCGTAAAGGGTGGTTTCAGCGCAGGTTTTACACTTGCTTCTGGTGCTTCCCTGACTGAAGTTCCTGTTGCCGAGGACGGCGGTTTCACCTATACTGGTGGTGAGCCTTCCATCGAGCACTACAAGATTCACGGTCTGTCTGCCGACTGGACGAGCCGCACGACTCCGGGCGAGACGCAGATTAACCTCTTCGTTCCGAGTATCACCGATTCTCTGCTGACCTTGTTCGGATTCACTGTGACTACCGCAGACTCTGCAAGCGGAATCGCTACGAGCGCAAGCGGTTTTACGTTCCAGGAGAGCGCACTGGCCGTTACTCTCGGTATCGTTGCTTTCAACGACGAGGGTACAAAGGCGTTCGCCATCAAAGCAGCCAAGCTCTCGGCTACCATCGTATTCGACGAGGCCAACAGTGCAAAGCCTATCGGCATTAGCCTGACAGGTTCTACCTCTGCTGGTGAGGACGCCGATGCTATGGGTATCTTCGAGATTGCCGCCAGCAACGGTTAAGAAAGAGATTTATCCATTCTAATCAAGAAGGGCGGTGGCGGTGCGACGATGAATCCACTGCTGCCGCTTTCTTTTTGAGGGATGGGTATTAAACGTATTGATTAGATATGGAAAAAGAACCCGTTATAGAACAG